GGTGTTTCCATTCTACGACCTTCTATGTGCAGTAAATAACGGTCGTATATAGTTTGAATACCAAGATACTTCCAATCTTTTTCTCGTTCAATATTCAGTATACTACTAAGTTCACGTAAATCATAACACTCAAGAAGTTGTTCGTCCAAAATTTCTTCACGGACTAATCTACGCATATTCGTAATAAAACTTTTACGATACTGAAGTTCAAACGCATCACTATCCACCCCTTCACCGAATACTTCTTTGTAAATTGTATTCAGAAGCATTCTCGCAGCCATATAAGCATAATTCGGTTCAAATTCAATTTTTGATCTAGCACTCATAATAAGAGATTTATCAATCTCCATAGTTGTTACTTTATCAAACAACTTAATTTTTGCGTCAATTAGTACTTCACTAGCACTTACATTCTCTAAATTCTTTGCAGCCCGTTCTGCACATTTGTTGATTTTATCAACATTAAAATCTTCTAGTCTACCGTTTCGTTTTTTTACTTTCACTTGTAACCTTTTGTTAGTTTTTTATATTAACGTTATAATTTAATTATATAAATATATTTTACGAAATACATCGTAAAAATACATACTATATATACAGAATTTTTTACCCAATATCAACAACATCTTCGTTATTATATGATTTTTTATTAGTATTCATTTGATCATACTTAGTTTTCAATAGATTCTTTGCACCATTCTCAGAATCATTCATTTCCACCATTATTTCAGCACCTTTTGTGCTTTGTTCATCATATATTTCAATAACACCCGAAGATGTGTCTACTCTACTTGGAAAAGTCATGCCATCTGCCCCAAAACGATTTTTGATAACATGAAATCTTCCTGTATTACTAACCTTGTCAGTTGCCTTTCTCGACAAACTCATTACAAAGTCTGCCGTCATTATTTTACGATAACTATCCGCAACTTTTTGTGCTTCAATAATATTATCGTCTAATGACGAACGACTTGCTTGAGATGCCGTCCATACTGGAACTCCGAGTTCGCCCGCAAGGCCTCGTAAGTCCTCATAAATACCACCTTGTTCTACGTAGGTATTTGCATTACTTGATACTTTACCCGGAGACAAAATATCTGCATAATCAATTACCACCATATCAACAGGATACCCCATTGTATTTGCTAAATTTGCATGTGCAAGAATTGTACTTACTCCTACACTTTTTGTTGGATATTCTTTAATAAGAAGTTTACCTTTGATAGTTGAAACTACATTCTTAACTTTTTCTTCGTAGTCCATAATATCTTGGAAAGGAACTCCAGTAAAACAACTATCATAACGAAGACCTACATAACACTCATTAAGTTCTAAAGTATAATGCAATACATTCTTGCCACTTTGCATTGCCGACTTTCCAAGTGATGCTAAACACCAACTTTTACCACCACCGGCACTACTAATAATAACTCCAAGTTCTCCAGGTCCCAATCCACCATTTGTTAAATCATCAATTACTTCCCACCCTGTGTTGATTGTATCACGTGCAGTTTCTGACATTCGTAATTCAATATCACGAGCATAATCATGTCCAATGTCACGTTCTGTTCCTGCTTTAAGTGCATCATCAACAATTCTTTTAATAGAATCGTATTGACCACCTTTAAGAAAGTCAACACTTTGCATAATTGCATTTTTAAGTTTTTGATTTTTACAAAAGTTCAAAAACTCATTTTTAACAAACTCAGCATCGTGTGTTTCTATTTGAGTAAAAATACTTCTAAGTTGGTCAATAACTGCAGCCTTGAGTGAATCAATTCCTATATCATCACATCTGATTTTAAAAACATCAAGAGTAGTTGTTCGTTTATACTTGTCGTAATAACTAAGTATTTCTTCTACAATCCATTTGTTTGATTCACTTTCCCAATATTCGGTTTCAATGATGTCATGCGTTCTTTCCAAGAACTTTTTATCGTCAATTAAAGCACGAATAGTTTTACTTTGAAATGCAGTCCCAAACTTTTGTAAGGTATCTACATTATTATTTATAGTCTCCGTCATATATAAGAATTAGAGTATCAAATGATTGGAATCCAATCAAGACTTTTTTTAAAAAAATTACGACTGTGAAGAAATCGCATAGTTATTCAGAATTGTCCATGTTTCCATCAACCAGTTGTGATGGTTAGGAAACGCAGCCCATAATTGGTCTTCTGCAAACTTTTTACTAAACTCAAATTTATTAAGAGTTGTAACAGGAGAATCAACATGATCAAATACTTTTGTTTGCATACTTGCAGGTAGAATAGAATCAGTCAGTTGCATCAAATCATAATTTCGTTTCAGCAAACTTTGATTTTCTTCTTTAAGAAAGTTTTTATACAAAGGCATATCTTTTTGTTTTTTCTCTGAGATTTGTAATAAATCATTTACATTTAGTTTTTTGTCATTTGCAAACTCAGGAAATGCAGTTTTTAGTTTTTTCTCACCCACACCTTTCATTCCATCTATGTTATCACCACGGTCTCCGTCTATTGTTCTGTACAATAAAAAATTGCTCGGATGAATTCCATATTCGTGTAATACTTTCTCGGGGGTATAAACGGTTCGTTTAGTCGGACTATAAACCGTTACATCATCGTCTACAAGTTGAAGAAAGTCTTTGTCGGTACTCATTATAGTGCACTTCTTACCAAGTCCACTGAAGTATGAACGAGCAAGTAATGCAATAACATCGTCTGCTTCAACATTGTCCAAACATAAAGTTGTAACAGGAAGCATATTAAGATACTCAATGAGTTTAACAATTTGTTTTTTCATTGAGTTATCTTCTTCTCCTTGATCCATATCTAAACTCAACGCACGATTCACACGAAATCGCACATTCTTTTTCATTTTGTAATCAGGAAATATTTTTCGTCTTCGTGTACTTCCACCTTTACCATCAAATATGATTATACAACGTGTTGGTTTTCTCAAACGAATTGCGTGACCAATGCTTTTCAGAAATCCGGTGTAACCACCAATATGATCTCCGTTTTCATTTGTGGTTGGATACATACTCCAAACACGCATGAAAGTATTCATTCCATCTACTAAAAGGGCATCAGAATTTAAAGTTCGTTCTACTTCAAGTTCTGCTTTTTGTTCTTCTGAAAATTCTTCAAATAAACTGAATATTTTACTTTTACTCATTTGACACGGATGCTAACTCTTGTTCAGCAATTGTATCGTTATCTTCAAATTCAACATCTTCATCAATGACACTATTAGCAGATTCATACTGCATAACAACTTTGTCACAAATTTGAGTATATAACTCTTCTTTTAGTTCAGGATTTTCTGCTAACAAAGTTGGAAATTCTTTTGCCATAAACTTGTGTTCATTTTCTTTAGAATCAACATAAGTGTAGTATGCACCACCTTGCTTAAATACTTTATGTGTTTTAAGTGTGGTGATCCAACTTCCTAAATCATCAATACCACGATTGAAATAAATTTCAAAAGATGCCTTTCTTTGAGGAGGACCCATACGATTCTTAACGATTGTTGCTTCGCATTTATTTCCAATTACATCAGTTGTAGAACCTTGTTTAATTTGTCCAAGATTCTTTAAACGAAGACGAACACTTGCGTGGAATGCTAATGCTTTACCACCACTTGTTGTCCACGGATCACCAAACATAACTCCCATCTTTTGACGAAGTTGATTAGTGAATACTAATGCGATTCGCTGACGACCAATTGTTGAAGTCAACTTACGCATTGCTTTACTGATTAAAATTGCTTTGGTTGTTGCGAATCCATCTTTGCTATAATCTGCTGACATTTCTACTTTAGTAGATGCGGCCGCAACACTATCTGTAACAATAGTAACAAGTCTGTCCTTATTACTTTTGCGAATTGTTGCGATGATATTATCTATCGTTGCGAAGATGTCTTCTACGGTATCTACATGAACATACAACAACTTGGCTGTATCAACACCAATGGCAGTTAAATATTCAATACTGACACTTGTTTCCGTGTCAATATACACTGCAACACCTCCTTTCTTTTGAGTTTCCGCAAGAATGTGACCACACAACAAACTTTTACCACTTTGTTCTAGTCCAGTTACTTCGGTAATTCGCCCCACAGGAATTCCACCATTCGGACGATTTGAAATTGCCAAGTCAAGTAAACTACTACCTGTTGGAATCCAGTCGGAAATTAAAGAAGGATCGTCTCCTTCGTTTAAAAAGAATGCTACTTTACCTTCATCCTTATACGCAGAGTTTAGACTTTCTGCAAGTACAGATGCTAAATCTTCTGATTTTGTTTTATCTTCTTTTTTTCTTGCCATAAATTTTAAATTGATATGAGGGTGGTTGGTAATCCAACCACCCTCTTAGTTTTTTTTAAGACTTGAACAACTCTTCAAAAGCAGCCTCTACATCTTCAGTTGAAGTTGCATTTGGTTTGCTTTGTTCAGTAGTTGCACTAGCAACGGTTGGTTGCTTTACTTCACTTTCGGTTTTTTCAACCGTAACATTTTCAGAATCAACAGATTCTGCTGGCGGTGCATCTTCTTCAGACTCACCACTTACCCACTTTTCAAGTGCATCTTTTAATTCATCATAACTAAGTTCTTGATAAATCTCTGTGATTTCTGCTTGATTGTTGGCAACACCATCAACGATATTCTTATTTTCGGAGATAGGTGATGTGTTTGGTTTAACACGAATGTTAGTTTTTGGAAATGATCTTCCTGCTTCTTCTGCGGAAAGAAATTCAATAGTAATATCTCTTCCGTTTGTTGAATCTGTGATGTCTCCGTAATCTGGATCTGCAATAACACTCAATAGTTCTTGATAAACTTCTTTACCAAAACCCCAAAAACGAACTCCTTCTGCTTCTTCTCCACGAACAATGACAGGTACGAATGTACGCATCTTTGGCATAAGAGAACGACCCATGCGATAATCGTCTTTATCACCACTACGAGTTAACTTTTCAGCAAACTCAACGATTGGATCAGGACGACCAAATGACTTTGGTGATAAGTAAGTTCTATTATTGATTCCATAATGAAAATACAACTCAATAAACGGATTATCGGGTTGATGCTTATATGGTACAATACGAACCTGTTGCTTACCAGGTTGAGGTTTCCATTGATAGTTTTTTCTATTATTTGTCTGAGACAAATTATTTAGTTTTGCTTTGATTTTATCTAGGTCAATTGCCATTTTTTATTCCTTAATTTGTATTTGTTATTATTATTCTTAATATAATACCCTCCGTTTTGAGTTTCGTCAATCAGAATTATATTAATTAAGAGAGTTTTCCGTCATTTTCAACGAAATTGTAAAAGTCCGAAGCAACTTCTAATACTTCATGTGTAGTTGGTAGTGGTAGTATTTCAGGTGAAGTTTTTTCAAAATCTGCATATTTTTGCAATTCTTCGTTTTCCATGTGCCATCTTTCCCACACCATTTCTTTTGCATATTTTAGCACTTCCAATCGTATACCACGATTGGTTAATTTATTAGATTCAATTGTCATTTTTTATTTATTAATATTCAATTACATTAACGTGTTAATGCGTGTATATAAATATATTTCAGACCATGTTTTATGTCAATTTTTAAGTAGATTTTTGAAGATTTTTTTCAATTCGTTTCCGTGTAATTTCAACTGCGTTTTTGTTAATATCACATCCTATATATCTACGATTTAAAGAGTTAGCAACATCAAATGTTGTTCCACTTCCGCAGTAAAAATCTGCCACTAAATCTCCTTCGTTGCTACTTGCTTTTATTATTCTCTCAAGTATCTTAGGGTGCTTTTCAGAATAATAATCAGTTTGTTTTTTAACTTTTAGACCGGATGGGATATCATCCCATACATTTGTTGGAATTGTTCCAAGTGCTAACTTTTCTGCGGTGATATTAGGACGATCTTGTTTTTTACTAATTACAGATTTGTATGGAACACGAATATCTAAATCATTGAAAACAAAATCATCTGATTTTGTATACACAATTATATAGTCATGTTTTTTTGCAAACTCTTTTTTTCCACGACCACCTATATTAAATTTTACTACAATTTGATTTCTAAAATTTTCATAACCAAACACCATATCCATAATTGTACGAATCCAATGAACAATTCGTAAATCCATTTGAAGATAGATAGTTCCCTTGCTAGAAAGAACTCGTTTCATTTCGTGCAATCTAGGAATATAATGATTTTTAATTTTATCGTATTCAGGTGGTAAATCAGTATAATCTTTAAACTTTTTACCTGTACCGTATAATATATCGCAATATATTAAATTTATACACTCCGACTTTAATGATGTTAGTAAGTCTATATTATCACAACAATATACAGTATTGAGTTGAAAGTTTTTTGAATCACGACATAGATTTTGTGTAACGAAGTTTTCCACCTTCAAACTTTACTACCTTCAAACCTTTTCATTTCACCGTTATTATACCGATAACGCACTTCTACTTCAACAGTTTCTTTTTCTGCACCATAACCTTCTTCAAGGACATCATTTGTAAGAATGTTTATTGGTTTTTTAATAATTTCATGCAAATATGCCATTGTACCCGTTGCATATTTTAAATCAAGTGGTCTTCCTTCAAAATCATGTCTTAGCAAAATCTCTGTATTTTTATATTTCATATTTTCAAGATAAATAACAGGACGACCCATATTAATATGTCTGTCTATTAATTTCTTTTTAATACGTTTATAATCTTTGCTAACTACAACATATTTGTTGGTTGACTTATCAAGTGCATATTCAAAATACTCATACTTCTCGCAAAAATCTTTGGTAAAAAACTCATTTAAAAAAGTTACATCATTATAGTTTTCACGAACTTCATAAATTTTATCACGACCTAAATTCAAATTTTTATTCCAATATCTTTTTTCATCTCCGTTGTCACAATTTTCATATTCTTTACCAAATTTTCCTTTGTTCCAACGGTCTTCAATGTCACGTAATAATGTATTTCCAAGTTTATATGGATTATTCATGTTATATTTACCACCAAGAACTCCCGCATGATGTTTGGCATATGCAAATATTCCATCATCTCCTGCAAAATTGCAAGTTGCCATAATATAAGAATCCCAATAACTTGCCCAACCCTCGTTAAGAACTTTTGTCATACCTTGTGGTTGATAATAAATTGATTCATCACGAATCATACTTAGAATATTTTGTTGCCATGGTTCTAAACGACAATGATTGATTATGAATAGCATAATATCACGTTCTGGTTGAAGTGGGTATTTACTTTCTGCTAATTTTGTTCGTTCAGCACGATCTCTACGTTGCTTTTCAATATAATGAGATGGATTTACATACTTCTCCATATATTCTTTAGTGTCAATTCTAGTTACATGTTCACGTGGTTGACGGTCTTCAAAGTTAAACTTTGTTGCTTTCTTCAAACTACTTTCACGATAACATAATGATGGATCAATTAAATCGTCAATAGCAAGAGCGGCATTCAAAAAGTCTTTTACTTTTTTACGACCAAAACGATCCATATACATACGAATTTTATCACTATGATTTGCCATAACATTCATCATGTTACGATTCGTGTGCTTGAACATAATATTGTTTTTAAAGAAATCACTATGTGCAGTTGCGTGTGCAACAACAGTTAAATTATCAACAATAGGATTATTACGTTGCAGATACATATAAGTCGGATCAGTATTAACAACCATTTCATAAATCTTACCCATACCTGAATGGTACTGATGATGAAGTTGCTCAAATTGTTGTCCGAAATTAAAATGAGGATAACGAACAGGAAATCCACCATAAGCCGCAATTTCAACTATTTCATCTGCATCAAACTCTTCTATGCACAATGGATAAGGGTCAAGACCATTATCATAACACGCCTTTAAAACATCTGGTATTAGTGCAGCCAACTCAGGGCATACACCATAATTTAAACTATGACTTTCCCATGCAATTCCCATAACTTAGAACGGTACCTCCTCTTCTTCAGGTGTCAATAATTTTTTGAGTGTTTTGAATACATCACTCGGTTCATTCATTGTTGCAGTAACTATTTTTTTTGAATCCAATTCTTTAGAAGAAATCTTTGTTTGAATATGTGGTAAAAATGTTGCCCAACTACGAACTGCTTTTACTTCGGTTATTCCGATTAAATTCGCATAGTTTTGCATTGTTTTTAAATACTCCACACACAAGTCGTTATCAGAACCAAAATTTTCTCCATCACTTAAATAGAATACGTAGATATTCCATTCGTTTAATGGAAATGCTTTTTCAATTATATCATTAACTAAATGAAAAGCACTACTAATTTGAGTTCCACCACCACTTTTATATTTGTAGAACTTTTCTTGATCTACTTCTTGTGCATGGTGATCGTGAACTATATATTTTACTTGTGTTTCTTGATAAAATCGTTGTACCCAATTATCAAGATACCAACACAACTCACGAATTAATGCACGTTTTTCATCATCCATACTCGCAGAAATATCGGATACAAAGAATATAGCCGCATTGGTATCAGGCATTTCAACGGAACTCCAACTGCGAAATTCTTTATCTTCTTTAATTGGATAAAAATTAGATAAATCTTCTTCGTTGTAATCACCAGATGAAATTAATCGTTTGAATGCGTTCTTTAATGTTTTTCGTTTGTGAAGAAGTGAATTGTTTCCAACTTTAGCAATACGGTTCCATTTGATTTTTTCTTTTACCATTTCACCATTTTCTTTTGGAAGTAGATTAGGAAGTTGAAGTTCTTCACCTATCATATCAAAATAAGCATCCATGCTAATTCCAACATCAATTTCGTGACCTTCACCTTCTCCCTCACCACCTTCACCAGGTTGTCCACCTTGACCTTGTTGTTGTGGTCCTTCTCCAACTTCATCACCCACGGATGCTTCTCCATTACCTATACCACCTCCATCAGAAGGAGCACCGTAACGAAAACTTGGTAACTCAACATGAGGAACTCGTACTACTACAAAGTCTTTTCCTCTGCGAGTGATTCGTTGTCCACCCTTAATATGCTTTTTAAGTTTTTCGTCAACATTACCTTTGACGATATCCCTATATTCACGGTGGTCTTCCCTAACTCTACGAGATGGCATAATGATGTATCCGTTGACTATTAATCTTCGTCTTCGTCTGCATCACCTCTTGCGAAAATACTACCTACATATGTAAGAACATCAGAAGCACTATCTTCATCATAACCAAATGATGTAATAAGACGTTGCTTGAGTGCGTCAATCTTTTCAAGAAGTTCTTTATCAACTACGGTTGCAGTATCTTGTGCAAGAGCAGACAACTTGATGCTATCTTTAGTATCTTCAAACAACTTCTTTTCAAGTGCTTTGTAAAGTTGCTCGTTTGAGTCATACTTGAATTCTTTACCCTTGGCGGCAAGTCCACCCATATAGTTCATAATTTCTCTGCGGAAATCATCTTTCATACCATTGGAAATACCAATTTTTTCTTCGATGCTACGCATAAGTTGCTCGTTTGCAGTTTCTTCTTTTCCAGTTACAGGATTTGTAACTTTTTCATCTTGAATATAAGCAACGATATTATCAATGTAGTTTGTGCAAAGTGCTTTGATTGCTTCTTCACTACTACTAAGTGCTTGTTGTACTTCACGTTTCACAATTCTGTCATATTCCTTTTCTACAAGTTCAAGACGTTCAAACATAATCTTTTTGTTGTCTTCACTTTGAAATCCACTATAACTTTTAAGTCCTTCACGAATTTGTGCGAAAAGCATAAATGGATTTAAACTCTTTGCACCCATTCTTGGATTTACAATCGCATTAGAAAATTGATTCTGAATAAAACGAGCAGATACTCCACCATATAATCCTTCTTTTGGAGCCTCTTCTTGCATTTCCTTTACGTGTTCGTCTGTGAAACCATGTACACTTTGACCATTGTAAAGTTTTGCTTTTTGAATGATGCTCATATCCTGCTTTGAACTTTCTTCTAAACGACTTACAACTGCAAACAATGCAGCCAAATATGTTGTATGTGGAGCAATATGCTTGTTAACGGTGCTCTTATTATAGAAGTGATCATAAATTTTCTTTTCTTCTGAAATCTTCAAGAGATACGGAATATCAATTTTAATAGTTCTATCACGAAGTGCTTCCATAAATTTATTGTTGGTTAACTTTTCAAACTCGGCATTATTTGTGTGACCAAGAATAACTTCATCGATAGGTACTTGGTTAAATCGTCGTGGTTTAACACGATGCTCTTGGGTTGCACCTAATAGATCATACAAGAACTCGGTCTGAAGTTTAAGAATTTCTTGGAATTCAATTAGACCTCGGTTTGATACCAAAAATTCTCCATCAAAATCAAATGCACGGGGGTCACTTTCACTTCCATATTCTGCTAATTTGCGGTAGTTGATATCTCCCGTTAATTCGGTTGCATCTTGTGACTTTTCGTCTTTTGGTTGAAATGTTCCGATCCCGACACGATTTTTTTCGGACAAAACAACTCTTCTAACCACAACATGGTCAAGAACTTTACGATAATCACCCCCGTGCAATTCCATCAATTGATTGTAATAAAACTCATTTACAGGATTCAATGCACCATCTAATTTTAAACGGTACTCATCGGTTGATAATGAGTCGTTTAATTTGTTTACAATTTCTAAACGAACATTATCTGGTAATAATTTTAGAGGTTCTTCGTTCATTGGACAATTTACAAGAACTTCATTTCCATCTTTATCTGAAACCTTCCAACTAAATGAATATAATGCACCTTCTTCTGTTTTTGTATATTCTTCTAATCCTTTTTTAAGTGCAGTTACAATTGTAGATTTACTACTACCCACAGGACCATGTAAAAGAATAACACGACGTTCAGGACCATAATGACGACTTGCACTTTTAAGGATGTCCATGAATTCCATCAAATTTTCTTCTAAACCATAAATTGAAATATCACCAAGACCTTCAAAAAACTTATATTTTACATATTGCCTTTTACAATATTTAAACTCACGAGTTCCATGGGAAATAACCATATCGTATAATCTCTGATATGAATTTCTTGCCAATTTTGGATTATCTTCAACCATTGCCAAGTAATCCCAAAAAGTTCCAGACCAATTTAATGCCTTGTATTCATTTATTGATTCTTCATCGTTTACTTTTATCAAAGATTCAAGAGATGTATTTTTTTCTTTTTTTGTTCGTGTCTTTTTATTTTCCATAACCTTTACCTTATATATTTTGTGTTAGATAGTCAACTAATTTTTCAGAATTTTAAATAATTTTGTTTTTATTTCGCGATACGAATTTCCGTCCACTAATAAAACCGTATTCTTATAGTCATTCCAATTTATTTTTAAATTAAAATCAAGTATGCCGTTGTTTAAACTTTTTATTAATGCGTTCAATGAATTAATTGTATATAATGTATTTGAATCTTTTTTTCTATGCATACTAATTGTATTTAAATAAAAATTATTAGATTCAAATTTATCTGCATCTATGTTGTAAGTCAACAATAAACTATTTAAATTGTCTATATCTTGAAGTATATAAATTTTATCATATACAATATCGTAAAATTTTTTAATATTTTCAACCTCAATATCATAACTATGAATATCGGTAAATGTACAAAGCAGTTTTGTTTTCATTATATAACCTTTTGATAATAAGTATATTAAATGAAAATCAAAGTTTCATTTCTTTCATACTTCCATAACTTCTTCCATAATAAATTCTAATTGGATATGAATCATTAGAAGTTATGATTGGTTTTATTTCTTTTATCAATGAAAACTCGTCACCCGGTATATCAAATAAAAATGCATCGTATGTGTATAAAACTAATTTTGTTTTTTTAGATTTTAGAAAATTATTTATTTTTAATAATACATTACAATTTTGTTCAGTTTCGGCCGACTGGAGTAGATAGTTAAAAATCTTATATGAATTAACTTTTTCTCCAAAGAACTTAGGTAATATTTTTCTTTTATAGAACCATGTCTTTACATATTTATTGTTAGTATAAAAGTTCCAAACTTTATCTACATATTTTGATATTTCATTCATGAATGGAACATTGTTTTTAACATCATCGGATATACCTCCGTATATTAAGTTAAATGTAATTTTTTTTGATAACTCATATTCATCTTCTGTTAATTCTTGTTTACCATGGTATAATTTCCCTAGATACTCATGTAAAGATGTATTTGGTAACTCATAATTTAAATAATTTCCCAACAATCTTAGATGGTAACTTTCATAATCTACCATCACAAGTAGTCCATCTGAAAATCTTGAAACAAAACAATCTCGTTCATTAGTTTTTTTATTTAAAGCTGCGAAATTTATGTTACCAAATCTATTACTCGGTCTACCCGTTGGAGTTAGCATATTATATTGACCATAAACTAAATTTTTATCATTTACTAAATGTTGACTTCCCAAAGTAAAATTTTCCACAAACATTCCGTTTTTTTCAACATTGTACAATGCATCAGAAAATTCTAATTCATATAAATCAGTTTCTACGTCACCTAGAATTAAATCGTAGTTGAGTGTTGATACTAAATTCTTAAAATGTTTAAGTATATTCATTATAGGAATAGATCTCATGTCATTTGATCTTTTCAAATCAAAATTCTCAGAAATTTCTTCTTTTGTTTTGAAGTAAGAACACACTTTGTAATCTACCGCATTCTTAATATTTGATACAAAGTATTTTATATTTTTTCTATCAAATATTATTTTTTTGCCATCAGTCTCGAATAAAAGTTTTAAATACTGAATTGGCATTGGTTTTACATCAGGATGACCAAATGAAATTACATAATTTTCAGAATCTACATTTACAAGCAATGCACATAATTGATTGTTTGCGGAATGTTGGTCAGACCATTGGTTGTAAAAATTAATTACACTTTGACTGGATTGTAATTTTTCTAGTAGTGACCTTGCCTCTGACGTAGTTTCTATAAATTGCATAGAGTTTTTATATTACAATATTTTTTTATAAAACTCAAGTGGATTTTTTAATTTATTCACCATACCAACCAGTTTGTTTTCGGCAAAATTTATTTGGTTGCTATTATATTCAGCAACGGACATAGGTCTATTGTAAGAATTATCTGATTCGGTAAAGTTATATTTTTGATCTGAAATTCTCCATTTTATTTCAAGTGTATCATAAAATGGATTTTCCTTGAAAGTTTCATACTGGTCTACATCTACTTCGTATATAGGAAAATTAGCAGAAGTAATTTGCTTAACAAAGTATCTGTCAATATACCCACGTGAAGTATCTTCTTCACTTATTTCAGGAATATATAAGTTTGGTTCACTACTTGTATAATTAAAATTAAAATATGGATTTTTTTCAGCAAGTGAAGTGTATCTTCCATTCATGTACATATTTGTATTGTCGTTATTATTTTTCATTTCAATCTGTTTCTAATGAAGTTGATCCTGGATAAAATAAAGCATCAATTGTAGTTTCCCAATTACCATCTGATATAGAGTGCTTAACTGCCGTTATTGCCCAAATTCCTTTGTTATAAAATCTAATTGGTACACCAGTGCAATTAAAAACATCAAGTAGTCTTAATCCCTCAATACCATCAAATTTTAGTGATAATTCAGGGCCGGCAGGTAATGGTTGATTGAAGTTTATATTATTATGAGGAGAATCGTCTAACCTGCATTCACGACGAACTCTTTCTATATCAATATCTACCATTTCTACATCTTCTTCATAACCACCTTCACTTCCCATACCGAATGGATTCTTATCATCAGTAAACCAACCACCTTTGTGTTTTGGGTAAGCAATATATGCCTGTCTTTCAATTTCATCAAGACCATCCTCACCGAGACCACTAACCGCATCTTTGACCGATTGTGGCATATCCTCTATATTTTCTTTTTCCTCAGATCTTGCCTTTAAATATGCAGCTAATGTTGCATTATCAACTTCACGTGATTTCTGCTCTCTTAGTTTTATTTTATATTTCCATTCATCGTTCACATTTTCTAACTTTTGTATTTCTTCAACTGCAAACTCATCTTCTTCAATATCTTCAAGCATATCATCTTTTTCATCACCATTTGCGGCTTTCCATTCGTCACCACTCCAAGTGTCACTTCCAATTGATAACTTAATTATTTTTCCTTTTAGTTTTTGATAAACTTTAATTGCACTATCTTCTTCTTTAATTTTATCACCTTCACCATCTACAGTTTCATTATTTGCTCGTTTAATGAACTCATCGGTTACATATACCCAAGTTGCACGTTGATACATTTTTGCTTTTGCACGACCAGCACTATCTCCGTATTTTTTTGCATTAGTTACTTTATTTTTTGTTTTTATCGAATTTTCTTTTCCTTCGTTTCTAACTTTTTGAATATTCTTTTGTTGCTCTTCCTCGTTTTTTGCTTCTAAAATTCTTGTTGTTCCATCTTCATCTTCATAAGAAATTGCATAGTCTGTTTCTCCATCTGACATCTCTGGGTAAGTTAAAAACTTACTTATATCATTTGCAGTTGCACCAACTATTTTTCTTGCAATTATATATTTTTGCTCATCTGCCATTTCTTCTTCACTTGATCCTGTTCCTGAACTTTTTGCGATTGCGTCGTTTGTTTGCTTTGAAAAATTATTAGGATTTGCTATTAAATCTGTAATTGTTTTTGGTCTTCCGTAAAATGCAGCCGGTCCTGTCACACCACCTGCCCCAAATAAAACTTGGGATGATATTTCAGATTTTGTAGCCGCAGAAAAGTCGCACCCAGTAATAATACTATCAGAACGATGTGGGTTGAATAACCAAGCTTTTGGTTTTTGTTCATCAACATTTTCTGTACCAGAAAAATTTCTATCAATTAAATCAAGAGTAGTAGTAGATGCAGTATTTTGGTCTCCACCAATTACCGCAAAGTCCCAGAAACCTCCACCCGCCGTAGAAACTTGTTTCATTACATTTAATAATATATCTGATGCTTCTTCATGTTCGTTTACTACATTTTTTATTACTTCTATATTAATAAACAAATCTTGTATTCTTCCCGAATAACCTTTTGTTTCTAAAGAAAATTCATCGTTCTTTATATTTGAAAAATCTGGAAAAGGTCTAATACAATCCTGTTTACTTACCATAACATCATCATTGTTTTTAGTAGGATGATAATTTGGGTGTTGACGATCTTTACCAGGTTTAGCATTAATTGATAGTATAGAATGTAAGTTGTCACGAGGAGACTTTTTAAGTGCTTCTTCAAGTGTACTAATTGAGTTAGGTTTTAAACCTTTTGTTTTCTCAACCATCCTTATATAATTGTCAGTTGATGCTTTATATTCATTGTTAGCAAACCCATTTCCTTTTTGTAATATTGCAATTGCACTATTTTCCGCTGCAAGTGTATTTAAGTCGGGACCGTTCCATGAAATTTGATTGTGCCTCGGTGATAATGCATTTGGTATCAACAAGACATCACCGTTTGTGGATTTTATATTCGGATGTGCGATACATCGTGAATTAAAACAAGAAAATTGACACAATAATGCATCTGTATCTTTAGATTTTTTTTCAAAAAATAAATTAAGGATATCTATAAAATACCCAACTGTAATATATGTCCCTCCTTTATTATCTTTACCCGCATAATATGGTTTACTTGAAGGTTTTACATCGAATGTAAAAAACCTACCTCTTGATAACTCGATAGCATTATCATAAATTGTGTCAGCAGAATTTTCTTTATTCATTTGAGAGGTATCTTTTATTAACGATATACCAAGACGATTGTTTACAAAATCACGCAGTGTCATTCTTTTATCGGAATTTTTTCCTGCCCGACCTTTTTCATTATCTTTTTGATTTTGTTGATGTCCAATTTCGGACATTGTACATACTTCAATTTTACAATCAAATCCACCATCCTCACGAACACTCATATCAAATTTATGAACAATCCCAATAACAAACCCATAATTACCTTTACCCTTTCGTAAATGAAAAGAAGCAGGAGGCAGACTAAATTTTTCTGTTCTTCCGTCTGACCACTTATTATTAAAAATTTCAACTAAATGATTTACACCCTTTTTATCTAGTGGAAGTAATGCATTTCGTGGGAAGGTATTCCACCCCCATTCCACTACCACGGTGCTACCAACTTGAAAAAAGTAGTTATCTAAATAATCAAGTTGTGCAGGACTCCAACAATTAAATGAAATTGTGGTTCTTCTAAAATTTTTACCCGGTTCAATATCTTCAGACTCCACTGATGTTATACCAGGACTTGGTCTATGTTTATAATCGGGTTCTAGTATTTTGTGTGGTAATCCATTTATATCGTACCCTATAAGTGTTTCTGCCTCGGAACTTGCCATCAATGAAGCATTTCCATCATCTCGTTTCATATTGGAATTTAAAAATCCATAGGTATCGTCGAAATTTGTATTACCAGTTAATATTAACCCCTCCCGTATGTTATCTTCACTGTATTGAACAACTGCATTTGAACACATTCTAACCCAAGCAGATTTAGAACCTTTGTACAATGCTTGATCCCAATTGCTTTGTTGCTCAGGTGTTCCACTCAATGCAGGTATTGCATATGACTTCTCAAATGTATCCGAAAAATTACTAGTCTCACCACTTTCTGTATATCTGCTTCCGAAGTTTCTTGCACGATTTAAAAATTCTTCTCTCACCCAGTCTCTTATATGATTTCTAGATGGAAATTCAAATCTATCTTCACGTGCCCAGTCACGGACGGCATATGGACTTACATCTGGATCTGGTAAAGGATATTTTTCTATAACACTTTTACTCATTGCATTTCATTAATTCTATTATACTCTGCTATTATCTGTGTAATATTCATTGGGATTCTAATCTGAGAACCTAATTTTGCATACATTGTTCCATTTATATTATTTGCATTTGCAATTACCCACCAGTATTCTGGATTCTTATAAAACTTATATGCCAAATGGTCAAGTCTGGTTCGTTCGACAATCATTACAAATGTATCATTATTACTACGTGGTATTTTTGGTATAATTGCAGTTGAAACTATTCTATTTCCGTTTGAATCTTTTTTTCGTTTTACTGATGTGTATCTCATAATCTTATATATTTTTTCGCAGTGCTTTTATTTGGATTTTCTTATCTTCTTCTTCGGTCAACCACCATCTACCTAATAAATCTCTATCAGGATCATTTGCATTTTTTTCCTTTTTAAAATAAATACTCGCATCTTGTTGTGTTTTATTATACAAAGACTCTGGCATTTTATCTTTGGTATCTCCGGGTTCGTGGCCACTTGGCACGGCTCCGTTGGTTTGCCCTTTCCATTGTATATTATTATGAAATACTCTCAAACCTATATATGTAGTACTTCCAGGACAATTATTCAATTCAGGAGCATCACTTATTATTTTATCAAATGTATCATTTTTATTCCAATTTGGAATTAATGAATTTCTAAATTGCTCTCGTTCAGACGCACTCTCTAAACGATCACCCTTAGTTACATTGAAAATATTTTCTTTCAAGTCACCGACCGGATGTCTTTCAAGTTTTCCATCAATGCGAACAGTAACTCCTTTTATTACACCCCCACTTACATAATGTCCAGCAGAATGTAATCTAGTATTTGGAAAATCACCAGAATCAAATTGTTTGTTAAATTTAACACAAGCTAAATATTCGGCAACATCTGCAATGTACCGATTTCTACCACGTATGGAATCCTCACAAATTCTAATGTCAGATAGTCCGTTTTTATTGGGAAACGGATTCCATTTATCAAATAACAAATCTTTACAATTGATTGAAGAAGGACTTGCCGAAGGTGAAGGTGACGGAGTGGGTTCTATAAAATCCGAGTCTACATATACTACATGTGTTCCCGGTGCGGAACTAATTGTATCATTTCTAGCAATTACACTTATTTCGTAATAACCATCATCTTCAACCGTTTGTACAGTTTTACTTATTCTTGGTACAGTTACATTGTCAACCTTTCCAAAATCGGTTATTGTAACTACATTACCATTGTCCATATATTTAATTTTTTTAAGATAAACATCATATTGTACCGCATCTTTAATTTCATTCCATGTCCATGTTATAGTTTTACTATTTGTAGTTTCATCGGATGTGGGTTTTGGTGCATTTAGTGTATCATATTTTATTTCAACGATATGAGTTCCTGCATCCGAAGCATTCATAATGGTTTCTTTAATTTTTTTGTTTTGATTGGCCATTCTGTTTGCTTTTCTTTTAGCACTTTTCTTCTCAGCAATCACAGATATTTCATAAGTTCCTTCATCAAGTGGAGCAAACGGAGTAACTGATGTATCTGGACTATATTGTATTACTCCATAGTCTTTTATCGTTGACCATGTGGATGAATCCGATGAACTTGATGGTTTTACTTTTCTCAACGAAACTTTATATGTGTTTGCAGATGCTATCGACTCCCATGTCCATTCCGGTTTTGTATTATCAGTTGGTGTATCTGCGTTTGGTTTTGGAGTTGCTAATTTTTCACCATCAGTTTTATGTGCCGTGTCTTTATCCGAATCAATTCGTTCACCACAAGCATTATTAAATTCGTTGTATGCTGTTATAGATTTTCCATTGATTTTAACGGGATTACCAACTCCACTTAGATTTGATAGTTTTTTACCAGAAAATGACCAAACAACATCACTTCTTCCGTAAGTTGATGTAGAAAATTTATCATTAGTTCTCCAACTTACTTGTGAAGGATCTGCTGGAAATGGAAGACTACTTATTTTTTCATTTGCAATGATATATGCCATTACATCACCCATCCACATTTTTACATTCCGTTCAATTAATTGTTCTTCACTAAACTCTCCACTCGAAGGAAGACCTATTAGTCTTCCATACTTATCCTTTGCATTTTTTTCACGAACAACAGGATAAGGACAATTGTTTGGTTTTGGTGGTAATGCTTTTTCACTTATAGTAACCGTATGACTTCCTGTTTGCGACCAATCAATTTTACCCGAACGAGATTCAGCACCTGCTTTTACTTTTATAGTATACTTTCCGGGAGAAAGATCAATTGTAGATTTAAAAACTGCATTTGATATTATCTGCTTAGAACCCATGAACTCAACTTCATATTTTGTTGCTCTGTCTATCGGAGACCACTCCCATATTGGTCGTTTTACAGGAGTAGGTGATTCGGTAGTTGGTTTTGGTTGACCAATATAATTGGATTCATCACTTTCATCAAAATCATCGTCAGTAGTTGAATCATTACTAGACGGAAATGTTCCTTCTACGAAATCTATTTTTTCCATCGCATGATTACTTCTCCAAGGTTCGTAATGACTCGAAGAATCATCGTCTCCAAAATAATAACCTTCCTTTATTGGATCTTCAATTTCACCTCGTTTTTGTTTATCTTCAATTTCCTTGATTTGTTCGTTGATTCTTTCAATTTCAGAATCAATGAAATTAATGTCGGTATATTTTTTAAGTTCTGGATCCGAAGGTGTAAGTTCTCCTGCATCGTATTTTGAATAATATTTAGATTCTGCTTTTTCTATTTCTAAAGAAGAAGTACCATCTAACATAAATATTAAATTCTCAATTGCGACTCTAGTAGCACCATTTGATACTTTTTCTTTTATTATTTTCTGATATTCCATGTTTTTCATTCTGCCAATTATTACATTTTTATCAGAATCACTCCACTTCCCAACAACTATTTCATAATTAAGGCATGGAACATTTTCGTTTCGCATTTGTTTTTGTAATTCAATTTCATTTGACTTTAGTCTTTCTAATGCGTCTTTTCGTTCCTTCAATGGACCTAGATTTCCAGGATCTAAAAATTTCTTTGCATTCTCTTGTGAATCAAGTTGAGTTCCATCACCACTTACATCACGATTACTCACACCAGATCCGGATGATAGTGTTCCTGTTGTTGCCCCTCCGTAGTAATTTTGTTCAAAGAATAATCTATACAAAGTATCACCAATTGTACTTTCCATTTGCTTCTCGGTTGTAGTTCCAGATAATTTTTCAACAGAGTTACTAACAATTGCATACATTCCAAATTTTAATTGTGCATATTTCTTACCTCCACCTATATTTAATTTTTCAGAAACATCGTTATCAACTTCGTAGTTTACATAATCAGATTTTCCAGGAAATACTTTATATGCAGTTATTTGTTTTGCAAAATCAGTTTCATATGGAACATAATAAATATCAGTTTCTTCTCTGTCTAAGTTAATCCACGACTCCTTTGCTTCTGAGGTACGACCATTATCCGCATATTTTGACATGGTTTTTGCAACCCACTCAGCCAGCATACTTTTTACACTTGATGTATTTGTATAATTTTCTTTTGTAATGTAGTGATCTTTTTCTGCATCAATTATTATTTTAAAGTTAGAATTTAAATCAACAACTATTGACGGTTGATAATTTCCGGCAAGTTCTCGGTCAGTCATTTTATCATCGGAACTACAATTTACTTTAAAATCACCCGAAATAGATGAATCAATCGGTGCACCATTGTATGAAAAGGGAAATCCTTCTGAATCAAATTCCAACACTAAACTACCACTGGTAACTTTTTTTACATTGTACATAGAAGGTGTACCGTTTATTGTTTCGTATTTGTATCCACTGCTTCCAAATTTTGGTTGACCCATTTCATTTGCAAGATAATCTGTCAAATCTTTAATCCAATAATTTAGATTTCTACCCTTCAAAAACTCTATATAGTTTGAACTGTCATTTTCAAATAAAGACTTATTTTGGTAACCAATTACCCTTCCTTTTTCATCTGTTTGTTTAAAATCACCTATTTCATATGGACACATTGGAGGTTTCTTTACTTCATCATCTTCTTTTACAGGATCTGATTGAAATGCAGTTGTATATGTACATTTTAACCCTTCTGGAACTATTTTTCCATTTATAGTTTTAATACAATCATCCTCCCAAACACATGAATCCGCAGATTCTTCATTCATAATCTTTGCTATATGCTCACACGCACATTTTTTCCACTCGGCAACTTCTGAATCTATGCGTTCTTGATCTTTTTTTGTTAAGTTTCCATTTTGTTTGTAATAATGTGAGGGTGGATATGTTGTACATTTATGTGTATCCGAACCCTCAAAGGGATCTATCTCTTTTCTAATAATTGTATTTGGTTCGATGGGTTCACTTGGTTCAATTTCACCAACCAACTCTCGTTGAACCTCGTCTGGATCCGAGTGTATTAGATTATAATTAAATCCCTTTTTACGATCTCCTTTTTTGTCTGGATAATGATTTACATCCCATTCATTATCTTCTCTGTTGTAATGACCAAAGTGTCTATTTTTAGTTTTTGGTAATCTTTTCTCAAGCAATGTAAATGAAATATTTACTTGTGCCATGTTTGGGTATTGACCAACCAATATATCTGGTTTTTTTATTGTGCCGTTTAAAAATTCATAATTTCCACCTTCTCGTTTTACACTTGAATCCTTTGTTAACTCCCACGATGCTTCTTGTGGTATAGTCAATCCAACTGAAGTTATAATACAAGGTTGGTCTTTATACATATCACCTAAATTCATTCGTATAAAAGGTGGAATTACAAAGCTACTATGAGCAGGACCAAGGTCACCGTCTTTCATATTTGTATATCCAGATGGTTGCGTTAACCCAACTAAATAATTTAATCGTTGCCACATCGGATGTAGTTCTTCAAGTGTAAACGAAACCGCAGTAAAATCGAGTGACAGAATCCGTGTAAATCCATTATATACTTGAACACTATCAGCTCTTCCTAAATATTTCACCGCAGTGTATTGTGCATCTGACTGATCAGAGATAGCATTGATGTATGAACGAAATGGTAAATATTTTTTATTAACTAAATCATGTAAAACAAAAGGTATAAAATCCCAACTTTTCCATGTTTGATGTTCAGTTTTAACATCAGCTATATCATCTGACAATGGATATAATTTATCGTATTCATCTGATTTTGTTTTCGATCCGGATTTGTATGATGGTATCTTTTTTTTATTTAAATGATCTTTATTATTATCATATCTACTTTCATACTTTAGTTTTGAATTACTTACGAAGTCTTCATCTTTATTGGACTTGGGTAGATACTGACCGATTAAATCATTATTATTAGAAGCAAGTGAGTCAATAATTTCTTTCCTCTTTGTGTCATTTTGCATTCCAACCGAATTAAATCCGTTGTTCCGTATTGCAAATTCCATATCGGTTTTAAATGTTTCATGGTGAGCATGAGTTTGTCCAGCATACTTATTTACAGTTTCAAAATCTTTTTTTTCTTTTTTTTCTACATCTACAATTCCAGGATAAACACCTAATTGTGGTACAAGTTCAGAATTTCCATTTGGGTCACCACCACGATTTATTTTTCTACCGTACCTATTTTCTTCTTTGTCCGATTCACTTGAGAATTTATATGTCCACTTTTGTGCATCATCTGGTTGTGCCTCTGAATATATTGTTCCTCTGCCCGTATATATTTTAGATATTCCACGATTTAATGACAATCTATCACTAGATGAATTAAACTTAGTATATGGAGTTATTAATTTTTCTGGCATTGGTTTCCAAGGTCCAGATGATGCTTCTTCGGGTGTACTCATTTCAAATATTTGTTTTAATCATGTGACGATGCGATTGCCTTTGACACTTTGCGTCCATCTACATTTACCGCAATGCCACCGGTTCTCATTAATCCTATAAGTTCATTCAATTTTGCAACAACTTCTGTATTATCTTTTAATTTTTGGTCACTTGGTTGTATTGTACTCTGATTTACGGTACTAATGTTGGTTACTGATTCACTTTCGTTTGGTGTTGATTGTATTTCAGATAATGTTGAATTAAATCCAGATTCTATGTTTTTTTCGGTAGTAATTATTTTGGTAATATTATCAAGTATTTTTATGTTACTAACCGACATACTTTCTAATGAACTTGTAAATGCTAATATTGCATTAGTTGCATTGCCTATACCAGTAATAAAAGTATCCGCAGTAAATGTCGACAATGCACTAAATATTCCAAACAACCCACTTGAATTTACATTTGTGTTTACTGCACTTAAAACATCTTCCATTGATTTTTGAGTATCTAACATTCCTGTTCCTGTATTATACATTTGTGTAGTTGTGTCACCAATTCCATCAGAAATTAGTTGTTGTGATTTTTGTTGCATAACTGGGGTAATATTTGAAGTAATATCTAATTGAGGAGTATTTATTGCCCCCATATCTTCGTATTTTTCAGATTGCTTATAAAATGCCTGAGAAACTCTATCGCGACCGAGACTAGTTTTTATACTTGCTTTATGATGATCCATAAATTTATCTTGCATAGATCGTTTGTGATCAAAGTAAGTATCGAACTTATCACCCCTTATTTTCATTAACTCTTGATACTTTGCTTGCATTGATTCATCTTTGAATGTATAAGAAGGTGCATCGGCTTCAAACTCAGATGCTTCGTTGTAAGTTCCGTATTTTTTTCCAAAATCAAATGCTTGTTTAAGAGCACGAGAGGATTCTTCTCCAAGTTTAATTAATTTATTAAAATTTTCAACACCTCCGGTTTTTGTTATGAAAATATCTCGCAATCTTTCGTCTTCAGTTGAAGTTATTTTCTGAGTTACTAAACTTTCTACATTATTTGGTTTTGTTACAACCATTGGATTAACTTTTTTAGTTTCAAATGGATCTTGAGGTGGTAGATTTGTGGAACCAGTTGATAAAGTTTTTAGTCTATTTATTTTTTCAGAATCTAATTTATCAATTGCATCACACATAGTATATAATTCCTGTGTCAATGTTCGCATTCCCTCAACGACTGGATCTAAAGTATTATTGTAAAATACAGAAAACGCATCAACTAACTTTACAGAAAATGTTTTTAGCAAACCTATTTTATTTGTAGATAATTGTTCGTATGGTATCTCTGCAATATAATCTAATCCAAATTTTATGTTTTGAAATACCTTTTTAACAGAATCAGCTGCACCTGCTAACTTAGATAATGATATAATCATAGCAATTAAGTTAGCACTTCCACTAGAAAACTTTGATAATATTTCCAATTCACCATCGTCTATATAATCAGCAAGTTCTTCTAATCCCTTCCCAATTGATTCCATTGCACTATCAACTCCCACGAACGAAGCAAAATTTAATTTGGATAAATCATTTAACATAGGAATTATTGACAAATTAAGAGCCGGAAAATATTTTAATGCACCAAAGTCTGTATCATCAATTTCATCAAATAAATCATCAATAGATTCTCCAAGCAATTCCAACATATCATCTACATCATCGGGTAATTTTGCAATGTCAGATGATAATGTAGTCGCAAGTCCTGCAATTCCTACTGCCATTGTTGGTAACATACCTATTATCTTTGGTTTTGCATCTTCAAGTGAATTAATAAAGTCTGCCATACCATCAGATAAAGTACTCAATACCTTACCCATAGAAACTTTTATTCTCATTCCATTTCTTGCCATAGACGATAATAATATCTCCATTCCCATTGCCATGGCAGGTAAATTTAAAACTACACCTGCGTTGATACCTTTGAACATTTCAAAAAATCCATCTAGACTACTCGTAACCATTCCAAGTTTTTCTTCAAAGTCCTCGGAAATATTTACCGCAAATCCACTTAAATCTATTACAGAAAATCTTTCAAGAGCATCTGTTGCAGCTTGTAAGTTTCCACTTTCATTTGCAAATCTCAATATTCTATCAAGTGGATTTTCATTTAATTTATCTGTGTCAGCACCAAATAATCCAGCAATAGAATTTCCCATAGAACCTAGCATGTTACCCACACCACTCATCACAGAACCCATACCACCACCAGCACCCAATCCCATTAATGCAGCCCCTATTGCACTTATTCCACCAGCAATTCCAAATAAACTAGCAACTCCTATATCCGATAACTTGGATAATACAATCCCAAGTGAAAGCAATCCAGGTGTTGCAAGTTCTAACGCATATGCCAAAGGTAACAATGATGCTCCTAATCCAGCAAGTGCAACTGCACCTAATCCAAGCATCATTGCACCTACACCCGAACTCATAATTGCTCCCAATCCCGCAACAGCTGCAGTCAGTCCGATAAGTGCAACACCTGCAACTGCCAAGCTTTCCCATGATACTTCTGAGAATAACTGAAACCCGTAGGCAGCTGGTATCAAAGCAGCTCCCATTATTGCAAGTGCAATAGCACCTTTTATTAAAGAACTTTTTGTTGCGTCTAATGCTTTTGATACACCGTACAATCCACCCACGAGTGTTCCCATCGCAATCGTTCCTTTTGCAACCGATGCCCATTCTACTTTATTAAATTCTTGAAGTGCTTTTGATACAATCCACAACGCACCTGCAAGAATCCCCATGGCAGCTGCTCCTTGTATTAATTTCTTGGTATCAATTTTACCGAATCGTTCAATCAAACTAGGTCCTTTTGATCCAGATACATCCTCTGATCTACTTTTTATTTTATCCGTGACACTATCTGTTCCGAAATCCTTAAGTTTTTCAGTCGCACTATCTGTAACTTTTTCACCTATTTTTTCTGATGCTTCTTTTGCAGAATTTGTGAAAAATCCTTTCAACTTATCAAGTGCCGATTTATATGATTCTGG